GGTCGGGACTATCGCCCCGGTGGCCGTAAATCGGAACCGATGTTCAACGCTCGCGGTGAACTTAACGCAAATAATAAATCCGACGCTGTTGCTCGGATTCTTGAACTTGCGGCGGCAATCGAAAAAGGCGAAGTGATGAACGCTTCGCAGGACGCTGCGTCTGCCCGTACTGAGGCAGAAAAGCGTGAAATTATGGCCGAACTCTCTTCGGCCTATAACGACACTGACCGCACTCAATGGGCCGAAGTCGGCGCAATGATTGCGTCCGAATTGAAAGAGTCTGTTGATCGTGAAGGCTTCATGCGTCGCATCTTGCAGCGCGGCGAAGTTGGAAACGGTGAGCAGGTTCGTCACCGCGTAAAGCGCAAAACCACGACTGCACTTGTTGCTTCGGGTCCGGCTTCTATTCAGACGGAACTCGCTCGCAATAATTTCGTGTATGCGCCAGAGTTTGAAATCCGTGCCCGCGTTGGTGTGACCAACTTGGAAATGGTTCAAGGCTCGCCTGAACTTCTTGATGAAAAATTCTTCGACGCAAACGAGCAAATCGGTCGCGTTGAAGACCAACTTTTCCTCAACATGGCTCGCGCAATGGGCGGTCTCCCGAACTCGGTGACCTACGTTGTTGGTTCCTACACTTCAACAGCATATTCAACGATCCAGTTCCAAATCCGGAATTGGGGCTTGGATTGCCCAATGATGCTTGTTGCGTCGGACGTTATGGCCGACTTCCTCACTGCATCTACCTTCCTCGCCACCTTCGATCCAGTCACGCAGTACGAAAATTTGATGACTGGCACGATTGCACGTCTGTTCGGCACTGACATTGTGACCGATCAATTCCGTGACCCGCGCCTCAAAGTCCTGAACGCTGGCGAAATGTTTGCCTTCGCTCCGCCGGAATTTGTTGGTGGTTATACGGATCGCGGCCCGATTGATTCGGTTCCGATTGATCACGCAGTTGTTGACGGCTTCACCGGCAAAGGCTGGTCGTTCAGCGAAATCCTGTCGATCACTGTCCACACCGGTCGTGGCATTGCTATGGGTAACCGTTAAATTTTAACGGGGGAGAGTCTGTGGTAAACTCAGACTCTCCCATCCTGTAGGAGAATCGATATGAGCAAGAAAACAAATATTGCACGGAGATTCGGTTACACCTTTGCAGGTGAAGCCTATGCTCTTGCAGTCTCTTTATTTGAAGATGGCCGTGAAAAAGATGCTTTCATGGCTCTTAGAACTTCTATCAGCGCCAAGGATGCGAAAGTTTTGGCGTCTGAACTCAGCAGCCGTAATGAAGTTGCTCTTGTAGAAGCAGGTTTGAAAAAACCAGAGGAAGAGATCGAGGAAGAAGATGACGACTCCGTCCTTTCATCCCTTGAACAAATCTCTGCGTATATCGAAGCTGCTGGCGATTACGATTCTGTTGATGACGACGAAGAAGCAGAAGACGAAGATAAATATTCAGAAGATGAAGAAAGCATCATGGATGAAGACGAAGAAGATGACATGGATTACGAAGAAGGTGAAGACGAAGACGAGGACTCTGACTATGAAGACGAATCTGAAGATGAACTAGAAGACGAAATGTTTGGCGACGATGAAGATGAAGATGAAGATGAAAATAATGAAGACGAAGACGACGTTGAAGAGAGCGAATACGATGAGCCCGAACTGGAAGACGACGAAGAAGATTTGGAAATCGAGGATTCTCTCGAAAATTTCGAAGCGAAAGCTGAACGAATCAACAATCGTCTTGCTGAAAAGCGTGAACTCAAGCGTACAAAAGTAGCCGCTAGGGCAATCATAAATAAAGCTTCCCTTGGGAAGCGACCTAAGCGGTAGTCAGGATGTTTGAATACTCACCAGTATTCAAGGAATCGATTGAGAGCGTCCCGAAGATGCTTCGGCGCCGTCTAGGTATGCCTGAGCGCGGACGTTCTCAACTCGAAACCGTATTTTTCAACTCACGTGAAGCAATCGTTAAAGCTGTAACGAAGAGTGGTAATCCTTCAGACGTGTTTCCGTTTGTGGGAGTCAAGATTACTTCAATATTTACTGACCCAGAGTCCTACAATCCGAAAACCCTTAAGTCAGAAGGAATGCCGCTTGGCCGTGCTGACGAAGGGGAATCGGTCTACGTTTTCTTTGGTGTACCGGTCAAGGTGGAAATGGAGTGCTTTCTTTTCACCAATAGCTTTCAGGAACTTATCTCGACAGTCGAACGGCTGCTCTTTATCAGTTCAGAACTGCATTTCCGAATGAACATCGACGAAGGTGTTAATTTTGACATACAGTTGAAAATCAACAAAGACGGCCTTTCAATCCCAGAGGCAGACTTCCAGTCTCAGATTTCCACGTTCGAGTTCTCATTCCCTGCGGAAATCAAGACATACGCAGGAGTAGTTGAAAAATTACCGCTAATAAGAACTGTGCGTCTGCAAGGCGGTCCAGTCGTCGAATACGTAGTTGATGAAGTTGTTGAACGCCGCGTACAACGCGCCTTTGGTTCTGCAATAGGTGTCACGTCAATCGACTCTGAAGAAATTGTCAGCTTCAAGATGGGGCTGAACCAAGACAAAGTAGACACCACCCAACTTTTGACTGACGGTGAATAAATGAGCAGATCTGTGGTACTGGACACTTCAATATTCGTGTCTTCGCTAAACTCACGGTTAAAGATGCCTGCTCGCCGGGTGTCTCGGTCAATGGACAACTATAAGACTGTCGTTGAAACTCTGGCTACTAACCAAACCTTTCCAGAGTTTGAAGTGGACACTCTGTTTGAGATTGTGACCCAACATCCACTCAGAGTGAAGATATCTTTCGAGGGTGGTGCATTACAGACGATCAGGATTCACAATTATTTCTTGTTCACCCCGCCTTCAGACCAAGTAACTTCTATCCAAGTTCAAAACACCCATACTGCGAATAATGAAATTCGCATGTTCATTGCATAACGGAGAAAACCATGCCCAGACCTGCCAGAATTTCAGTCTACAATTCGAGCAGCCGAGACATAGCGCTGAAGTGCGCGGAGACCCGCGACGTAGTCGTCATTCCTGCATACTCGACTAGAAAAGTCCACGCCTCCTACTTGGTCAACAAACCAGCTTCAATAATTGAAACTCACAAGCTGAACCCGGAAGAGCCACAACCCGAAGCGGTTGCGCCAGAGCCAGTTCCTGAACAGCCGATAGTTCAGTCTACCCCGAAGCCGAATCCGCTCAAAGCAATTGATGATCCAAATTGAAACAAGCCCGGCAACAACTAATGAGCCTTGGACCGTTTCAGGTATAAATAAATAGGAGCAGTAATGACAGACCTTATCACGAATAGCGCCCCCGGCGTATACTCGTTCACGCGAGTTCAGGCACAGGCGGTTGCTGCGGCTTCTCCCTCGGTTGTCGGCCTCGTATTTGAATCTGAAAAGGGTCCGGTTGGAGAACCGGTCCTCATCACCGCTGGTAGCCGTGAAAAATTTATCCAGCTTTTCGGTCCGCCGCGCCCAGCAACTTCCAGCGCTCACGAAGCAGCACTTGAAGTACTGAAGTCGCAGGCTTCAATCTATGCGCTGCGCGTTGCAAACGAAGCAGAGTATGCTGGCCTGTCCATTTATTCAGGCTCCGACTTCAATGAAGGAAGCACAATCAACGCATCTGGTGCGCCAGTTGCACGGGACTTCTTCCCGCCTGCCACGTACTTTGATGCAGCCGGAACAGACGGCGGAATAATTCAAGACTCTGGCCGCGAAGTCACTCTTCTTGAACTGAAAGGCGTCAAGTCAGATGGCGCTTCAGCACTTGTTTTGAATATTTCTTATCCTATCGGCGGCGGCGGCGCGGACGTAACTGTTGGTGTCCAATACACAACCAGCTTCGCCGTCACGGTCGGAAACTTCATCACTGCACTCAACGTTTCTCTCGCTGCAAACTCAACCACTGCAGTAGCAACGCTGGTCAGCAACGTTAACGACGTCGCAATTATTCGTATTAAAGGAAATCAGGGTATAACCATCCCACCGTTCTACAGCTTCACGAACGGTCTACCGGAAACTGGCAGCGCATATACCCGTATTCACTCGCAGTCCAAATTTTTTGATGTTTATGCCGTGTCGCCGGGAGTTTGGGGTGACCGCGTTGGTATCCGCATTCGCAACGTCGATTATGGCCGTCAGGCAACCAAAGCGATCAACTTCGGTAGTATCGTTACCACGACTTCATTGACGTTTGTTGTGGACGGCATAACTGTTGGCCCGGTTTCAATGACCGGTGCGCGAAACGCTCAACTCAATGCAATCGTTCTGGCACTCAAGACCGCACTCAACGTTCACAATATTTCAGTAAAAGTTGGAGAGCAAAGCTGGGAAAAGGCTCTCAGTGCCTCTCCGCTGACCGCAACTCTTAGCGATGATACGATTTATATTCGTCATCGCGATTTCGGAACTGAACTCACTCTCACTGTGAGTGCAGTCGTGACTTCCGGCGGCGCTACAGCAACTTTCCCCGGCACGATCAGAGAAGTTGTTCCGGCAGAGCGTTACACTGGCCTGTTCACGCTTGAGGTATTCTTGAAAGATGATCCTTCGGCACCAGTAGAAACCTTCCGCGCTACCCTGCACGAAGGCGTCAACGATTTCGGTGAACAGACAAATATTACATATCAGGTCAACGAAGGTCCGGCACAATCGGCTTACATTCGTGTTCGCCAGCCGCTTTACAACCTGTATGAAAAGACCGACTTCTCCCACCTCCTCCGTATCAAAGGCTTCTATGCTGATGCTGCGCGCACTGCATACCATGTGAACGATCAAATCGAATATTTGAGCGGTGGTAACGCAGGCAACGCAGTTGGAGTTGGTGACTTCCTTGCAGCTATCGAAAAGTTCCGCGACCGGGACCGCTACCCAATCTCGCTTCTGATGAACGCTGGTTACACCAACGTAAATATTCAAAAGAAGATGCTTGAGGTCTGCTCCGCCCGCCGAGACTGCTTCGCCGTTCTTGACATGCCTTCCGCAGTTCAGGAAGTGAACCGCGCCAAGGAATACGTTGATTACGAACTCGGTGCAAACTCTTCGTTCGGTGGTATTTATTCACCAGACATTCGTATCGTGTCTGAATACTCGCCGGGTGGCCGCTTCGTTCCGCCGTCCGGTGACGTTTGCGCTCGCATCGTTGAGCGTCAACGCCAGATCACAAACGTCGGCGCCCCAGCAGGCTCAGAGTATGGTGCAATTCCACGCGCAAACAAAGTCCGAGTTGAATATTCATACCCCGGAGACGTTGGCGCACTTGCAGATTCGAACATCAACCCAATTATTCCAAAAATTGGTCGCGGTTTCCTGATCTACGGTGCCAGAACACTCAGCCGGAAGTTTGGTCCTCTGTCATTTACGTCCATCCGTCTTGACCTGAACCAGATCGAACGCCAGATGGTTTCTGTTCTGGATGAAGTCGTGTTCCGCGCAAACTCTGCGCCAAACAGGTTTGCACTCAAGCAGCGGATTGATTCTCTTCTCACTAGCTACCGCCGTTCGGGAGTTATTGATTTCCACGAAGTCACGATTGATGACAAAAATAACAAAGACTACCACGCCGCAAACGGTCAGCTTAACGTTGATGTAATTCTTCGGTTCGTGTACCCGGCTGAAAAAATTCGTCTGGTCACTACAGTCACCGATACCATCATCACGTTCAGCGAACTCACGCAGGCTCTCTAAAGTCCCGAACAAGGAGAATAGCAAATGAAAATTACCCTAGACGAAGTCAACCAGCAGAAAGACATTATGGACACTGTCCATTTCGCCTTGCGGTTTGGAAATATTCCGGGTTCGGGTGACAGCGCGCCAATGACAATCCTTTGTCAGACCGCTTCTATCCCCGGCGTGAACGTTGAACCAGTCGAAGTCGGTCTTCATGGCCACACCGTTCGCTTCCGTGGCCGCAAGGTCTTCTCAGGAACTTTCAGCGTTGGTTTTGTTGAAAATACAAACTACGACATTCAGAAGCGTCTTCGCAAGTGGAGCGAATACACTGTCGGAACAAACTCATCCGCCTCGCAGGGCTACAAGTCTGACTATTCACTGACGGCAGAACTTGAACTTTACGACATTACGCGCAAAGTTGCAGACCGTCTTTCAATATATGGTGTGTGGCTTCAAGACCTTCCGGAAGTGCAGCTTGACGGTCAATCGGCTCAGGCCATGTTGATCAACCCGACGTTCACGTTCGACTACTTCACTTCAATCCACCACGACTTTCTCTAATATTTTATGAGAATTAAACTGGACGATGTAATCAATGAAGGCGATCTGCTCATTTCGACAGACTTTCTGGTCGAAATGGACATTCCCTTTGAAATTCGCCTGTCTGTCCAATCTGCCCTGAATGCCTTATCGGCAAAGGCACTCTCGGTTCTCTGCCAATCTGTAAATATTCCAGAAAAAACTGTGTCCACTATGACAGTCGAACTGTTTGGACACAGTTACAAGTTCCGAGGTAAACGGGAAGAAGCAACGTCCCTCGAAATGACGTTCGTTGAGACGGCAAACATGCCAGTCTACAATGCTCTGAACTCTTGGTTCGAATACGTGAATAAATCAAACAACGGCGATTCGCCGGCCAAGCTAAGAGGTTCTGGCAAAGAAGGCTACTGCACAAACATTTACGTGTCGCCGCTTACGACTACCGGCGAACGAGCAGCAGAGTTTGTGTTCTACAACGCTTGGATCAAGTCTACGCCTCAAATGCAATTCACAGGCGACAGTGCATCACCTATTCTGCACTCTGTCAGCTTTGAGTACGATTATTTCACGATAAATCCCGGAGTGAAACTTCCGGGCGGGATTACTATTCCGGGCGGTTTGGGCAGCGCTATTCGCGGCCTCAGTGGAATTTTCTCTTAATCGTCTTCAATACTGAAGGCCTGATAGGTTCAAATTCATGTTTGATATTTCTGAAATATTCAGAAATGGCGGCGGCGTAGGCTCTGGCAGTCAGCTTGACCGTCAACGTGGTGAGTTTCTTGACGATCCGGCGCCGTCTTGGCGCTACGCGTGCCGGTGGCCTTCGATAACTGGCTTCGACGACGAATTTGTTCAAAATAATATAGTCGCAGAGACGGTTTCGTTTCCCATGAAGGGTGCTGCACCCATTGGACGCCATGCCGGTGCAACGATGAAATTTTTCCCAGACTTCCGCGAGATGCAAGGCTTCAACGCTACGTTCTACCTAGATCAGTATCACCGCGCTTTGAATTATTTCTATGTCTGGAAGTATCTCGTTGCGGATTCGGATGGGAACTACAAAGAGTCGGACAAATACAAGAAGGACATGGAGATTTCGGTCTTCTCCTACGACAACTCAGAAAAGGCTGCCACGACATTCAAATTATTCGGTGTTTGGGCGTCTGAGGTAAACCCAATTGAGCTATCTTATGAAAATTCAGATAGGCTACGTTTAGACGTTACGTTTTCGGTTGATGCGAGCGACATTGAGTTCACAAACGGCGGCGAAAACAAACTTACGCCGGGATCAATCTTGCAGACCGGACAAAGCATACTGCGAACAGGTCGGCGCGGCCTTCGCGAGATAACAGATATAGCGCGCCTTTTCTAAAGGAGAAAACAGGTGAAGGTTTCAGAAGTAAAAATTTCAGATGCTGGTCAAAAGCCAGACACAGAGGCTATTCTCACAGTGCTTAATGACCGCTTGATGAAGAGCGTAGAAGCTGGCAAAATTTCAATGGAGGCTGCGTCACGCGCCCTCGCAAAGTTTTCCTCTTCGGGCGACACACAGGCATTCGAACAACTGATCATCGAAGTCGAAAAGGTGGAGCGCGTCCAGCAAGAAGGCGACGTGATCACAAACATGCCTGAACGGCGCGGGATCGTTGACGCCAAAGAAACTGACCCTGACGAAGAAGAAGATGAGGCTTTTGAAGCCGAAGTTCTGAAGAACGAATATTTCGCAGCCGTGATCCTTCCCGACGAACTCACTCCGGAAGTGAAAGAAAAGTTCATTCCCATCGACCTGCCTAGCGGCAACCTGTTTTACGGCGTCAACGAGATACGAGCCAAGCCACTTGGCTTTTCAAACATGAAAAAAATGAGCAACATTCTGGCCCGGCAATCGTTAGACATTATGGTCAATGCCATTGCGCCATGTATCTCCATCGATATCCGAAAGCTTACGCAAGGGGACTTTATTTATTTCCTGTATTGGCTTCGCACGATGAGCCTGCCCAGAACTCCGATCACAATGCGTTGGCGCTCGCGCTACGGAACGATGGAGAGTCTGTCGATCGACATGACAAAAATTAAGGAAAACAGGATCAAGCTGTCACCTGTAAAGAAAAAAGAATTTGCGTCCTTTCAGGCAGCCGGGTTTGACTTCCCGCGCGTATACGACATGCTCGCCGCGTCACGTTATGAACATGAAAAATTTGAGATGGAAGACGTTTGGACTATAGAGCGGGTCCAGTTCTTTAGCCCTGAAGCGGGCGAGACGTTCGGTGACCGAATTGATCGCGTTTCGGAAATGATGGAAGACAGCCTTTCGCTTCTCGAAGACCTGAAGGACTTCCGCAAATTATTCGAACATGGTGTCGAAGAGATTGCCAAGGTGCAAGCCGATCCCGACAAGTTTGATCCAGTTAAAGCCGCCGACCACCTTGAGGATCAGGCTAACCGTATGGAAGCCGCAATCTCGATCTACGGCTTTGATCAAAAAATGCAGGAAGACCTGATAAGCTTCCGTGAAGAAGCCAAGGAAATCCGCGCCACACTTGAAAAAGGAGGCAAGGCCGTTCCGCGAATTGAGACCATTCGCTGCGAAATCGATGCCTTGAGCTTCTTTTCAGCAATATAAAACCGAACAACTTAACGAGATAGTGTTTGTTCTTGCTACTGACCGTAATATTCAAATAAACGATGACCACTCTTTCAAGGACGTTTTGCAACTCGTAAACTTCCACAAAGAGCGCTCAAAGAACGAAGATGAAATACGTCGTAAAGCCGAACAAGGTGCCAAGAGAGGTCGCAGGTAATGGTTGATTTTGTAGACGATACTCCACCGGCCCGAGGTCGCGGAAACCGCTTGGCAGGCAAAGGCGGTGCGTCCGCCCTTGCAGATCGTTCTGTAGCTTTGGATAAAGCTGCAAAAAAAGCAGAATACCAGCGAGAGTATCGTAGAAAGAAAAAAGCTGAAGCTGCACTCTTGAAGCAAGCTGACGAGGTTGTAATCACTCGTAAGCTTGCACAGAAGTCGATGGTTACAGCCCAACGCGACAAAGTAGCTACAAAAATTGAAAGAGAGCAGGTCAAGCGGGCGACAGCAAGACAGCACGAAGAGCAAATCCTTAACCTTAAAAATATAGAAAAAGCCATTCGCTTGATGATGAACCGTCTCGACGGCGGTTTGTTCGGCGGCGGTATGGGTGGCGGGCTGTTTGGTTTTGGCGGCGGCGCTGGCGGCAAGGGCAAAGGCCGTGGCAAGGGCAAAGGTGGTGGCGGTCGTCGTCGCGGTCCTGACGGTCGATTTATTAAAGGCGGTGCGAGGGCAGGAG